TTTCTACAACAATAGGTGGACCAATTTATACATTAAGCAATGCAGCAGGTTATATGACCATTACATTACCAAACGTTTCTGTAGGTCAACCAACAATCGAAACATACGCATTTACACTTAAATTGAGTAGTAGTTTAGGTAATGATTTGCAATCATATAGTATAACTGTTATCAATCAAAACACCCCTATTAGTCAAGGTGGTCCTGGACTGCCTTCGAATACTAGAATACCTACCATATACAACACTAGACCATCAACATATAATATAACACCTGACACAGTTGACTATGGGTATTTTGTACTACCACCTGGCTCATTGGTTACAGGTGCAACATATAGCCCAACAGTAAATGCTAACATTGGAACTGTCAATAGTAATACATTCTTTGCCTTTAAGGTAATAGGTCATGATTTTGATGGTACTGGATTAACATACAACTATGCTAATTTACCGTTAGGATTAGTAGGTGATAGAAACACAGGATGGATAACAGGTACCCCTGTAATTTCACCTGATAGTATTTCGCAATTTAGTTTTAGTGTTCAAGTATATAAATCAATAAACCCAACTATCTTTACCCCATTCTTTAACTTCTCATTTGTAGTAGAAAATGCAATCAATGGTGATATTACATGGGTAACACCTAATGATTTAGGACAAATTTATAATGGTAGTACTAGTATATTAAGTGTACTAGCACAATCAGATGTTGCATTAGAATATAGATTGGTAAGTGGCACACTACCACCTAACTTATTATTATTACCGAGCGGAGAGTTATCAGGTGTAGTTGCATTTCAACCAACTGATGCAATATTAACTGCAGGAAATACTACTCAATTTACTTTTAGTGTAGAAGCATATAGTCCACTATTTCCAGTAGTACAAAGCACACAAACGTTTACAGTAGAAGTATATCAAGAATATCAGCAACCAACTGATACTCTTTATATTGCATGTAACCCTAGTTTAAGTGATAGAAATCTACTTAATACTTTACTAACTAATACAACATTGATTCCACCTGAATATCTGTATCGTGCAGATGATCCTTATTTTGGATTAGCAACAAGTGTTGTCTATGAACATGCCTATGGTATTAATGCCAGTGACTTTGAACAATATGTAGCCGCAGTTACACAAAATCATTATTGGAGAAATATCACTTTAGGCGCCATCAAAGTTGCCCAAGCTATTGATGAAACAACAGGTGATGTTATATACGAAGTAGTGTATAGTGAAGTTGTTGATAACTTATTAAATTTGGGTGAACAATATCCTAATACTGCAAATATCTATGGAGCAAGTGTACCGCAATCAATATATTGGCCAACATTTATTCCATTAGATTTGGGTCCCTGGTATGTTAGTGAAACTAATATCTTTACTAGTTATGAAATTAGCCCATCAGGTCAACAATTCTATACAAGTTTGACTCCGGGTGATGCTAGAACACTATATCCAAATAGTTTACCTAATATGCGTAACAGAGTTGGACAAGTATTAGGGCAAGTGTATGACAGCAAGTTGTTACCATTATGGATGACCAGTCAACAAGTTAACGGTAGCACACTAGGATATACTCCTGCTTGGGTTATCTGTTATACGCAGCCGGGCACGGTTACATTGCCTGAACCAATCACGCTTCCCGATGGTTCTGTGACAGATATAGTAACGTATGCACAATACATACAATACCAGATTAACAATAACTGGTTGAATCCAATTGGACAAAAACAATCACTCAACTCTATTAATTTTAAAATTGATAGATTTACAGTCAACAAGAGTATTACGTACAATTATGACAATAATTCTAGCCCACCTGCTTGGACTGGTTTGCCGAGTGCAACTCCTACTCCAGACCCATTAGACAGTCAAGATTTCTATGTGTTGTTCCCTAGAAAAACTATTTTGCCTGATCAAACGCAATACTAAATACAATACGGAATAGATAAATTATGACAAGCCAAATCAACACAAACGGAATTAATGTAAATTACCCTGTACCCGGACAGAATAACAGTAGTCAAGGGTTCAGAGATAACTTTGCTCAAATTGCCAATGATTTAAATATCGCAGCAACCGAGATTACAGATTTACAAAACAATGCAGTATTAAAGGCTGCACTAGCCAACTCCGTATTAAACAACGATATGGCTAATACATTGATTAGTAACGCTAGTACCAGAAGTTTCAGAGCAACTACTTACAATTTAGGCAATAGTTTAGCAGGAACTGTACTAGTCAATGTTGCTAGTGGTGATGTTCAGTACGGTAGTGTTACAGGTAATGTCACATTACAATTTGGAGGATGGGCTCCTACTAACACACAAAGTAATGTCCAATTACGTTTGACATTTGCAAATGCTAACGCAACAGTAGCATTACCAAATGCAGCAGTATCAAGCAACAACAATTTTGGTGTAACATTATTAGAAAATATTTCATATATCGGTAATGTTGCATACATTTCACCTCCTGCAAATACGCAAGTATTAACATATATGCTTTCATCACTGGATTGTGGTAACACAATTACAGTTACACCAATCAACAGACCATTTGAATCTACACAAATTCAATCACGCACGATTATCCCAACTGGAGTTGCAGGTGATCAAAATGGTGCAGTTGCAGTGGGTCCAGGTTACAATCAATTAAACATTGTTTCTACTAACTCAACCGGTAATGTATTTGCTACTAGTTCACAAGATAATACTTCACAATTGTTTACTGATTTGCCTGTAGTGTTTACTGGTGTAACAATTGATAGTAACGTAACTATTGGTACTACCTATTATGTTAGAAACGTAGTAAGTAGCAACACATTTACTGTATCATCAACCGTTGGTGGTAGTAATTTGGCACTAGCAGGTGGTAGTGGTAATATGTATGCTAATCCTGTTAATTATGTTTATGTGGCAACTGGTTCATATGATGCAAGTGAAACTGTAGTTTATACTCCAGGTGTTAGTGCCATGTATACTACAGGTAACATCACTATCAACCCAACTAATAGTTTAGTCGTAAATGCACCAATCATCTTTACTGGTAATGTTGACACCGCAAATACAGGTATTGTTGCAGGTAATGCATACTATGTTAAATCTATTAGTGCATCAACAGGTACAGCAAACATCACAATAAGTCAATCAAGAACTAATGGTGTTGCAGGTACGCAAACTGTTATCAAAGCAAATAGCACATCATTAACAGCAAATGCACAAGTATATGTCGGTGACGATATGTGGCGCCGAATCGAAGTTAAACCATGGTAATATAAATGGAACATCCCTTCATCAACGACCTTTCAGAACAAACTATGGAAGAGTTACAAGATAAAATTACGGATTTAAATAAAAAATTAAATTTTGCTTATAAAACAGGCAACAGTGCATTGATACATCAAATACAAATGGTTATTGAAAGTTACAAAAACCAGCATAGAAAAAAGATGGATGAATTATTTGAAAAGCAAAAACTAAACAACCAAATCAACATTCAATCATAATGAGTACAAGAATCGAAAAAGACTTTTATTTTCAAACAGCAGTTCATTTTGAAGGAAATTTTTACATAAATTCATTTGAACTAACACTTAGTATGTTGGTTGAAACCGAATCTATTAGAGAACAAAATGTTGCTATGGATAGAGCAACATATTTCTTAATGGAAATGCTACAAAACTCTATTTTAGTATACACACATGATGTTGATGCTATCACCAAATACAAGGCAGCAGGTATAAAGGTTTGTGAAATCCCTGAAGAACCATATGACCAAATAGTTGCAATGGTGCTATTGCTTAAACTAAATGCAATTATGGAAAACAGACTGCAAATCACTGATTTGGTTCTTACTTCAAGTTTAAGTGAAGGTATTAGATATAATACTGTATCCGAAGTTGCAGAAAGTATCATACCCGGAAATCAAAGTCATTGGTGGCGCAAACCCACAATATGCTTGTCTAATGAAGAATGCACTGCATCTCCTGACAATGTAGTTAAATTATTTGACGACAGAGATTGGAACGAACTTGGACTATCTTGGAAAGAAAAGACCAAAAAGGGTAAAAAGTGATTTGACAATCACATACATTTCTGTTATCATATGTGAATGATTACAGATAAATTTAGTCAACAAATTTACACAGAGCAAGACCTCTGTGACCTGTATCTAACTAATACCGAAACACAATTAAAAAACGTTTTGGTAGACAATGATATTAGTTTTGACCCAGAACTAAGTCTAAATAATCTCCCCGAACTTGTAAAGTACACACTATCAGACGAATCATTAGAAGAGTTTGATGAGCGTTGTAGAAGTAACTGGTACATGCCAGACAGTTACAAGAATATGGACATTGCAAAATTCATATTAGACCAATGTAGTAATGAAGCAGAACTACAACGGGCAGGTGAAGAGTTGCTTTTATATCAAGAACGTGATATGTTTGTATTGCTCAAGTATCTTAAATACCTTGTAGATACTATGCGTGAGAACAATATCGTTTGGGGAGTGGGCCGGGGTAGTAGTGTAAGCAGTTTTGTATTATTTCTGTTACAGGTACACAGAATAAATAGTCTACACTATGATTTATCAATCACAGAGTTCTTGAAATAGGAGAGAAAATATGGCAAAATACAGATCAGCAAAAGGTAAGATGATCGACATGAGTGCACTAGCAACTCAAAATGAGCGTGTTAAAGCAGTTGGTAACATGAAGGTTAACGCTAGGGGCGATATTATTGACGCTAGTGGCAATATTGTTATTCCAGTTAACAAGAAAGTTAGCGACAGATATGCAAAGACAGTTACAAATCGTGCAGCCAACATTGTTAAAAACAAACCACAGCCAATCAAAACTGCACCAAAACCAGAAATTGCAAAAATTGAGTTAACTAAAGAAGAAATTGATTTTATTAATGACGATGAAGACAATGAAGAAATTGAAGTCATCAAGGCAGAATCCATCAAAGAATCTAAAAAATAATTATGAGTTTAAGCATATTCAAATCAAAAGTTAAAAAAATTCATGCACTCCATGACGTTGTTATCGTAACTGACATGGAATTTGACGAACGAATCACTAATGGTGGAATCGTTCTGTTAAATGATGATATGAAGAGTAATGGTATCAGACCACGTTGGGCTAAAGTATATGCAATTGGGCCAAAGCAAAAAGATATTAAAGTAGGACAATATATTTATATAGCACACGGTCGCTGGACTCGAGGTATCACTATTGAAACTCCTGAAGGCGAGAAAGTTATCCGTAAAGTAGACAATAACGATATATTATTAGTAAGTGACGAATACGTAAAAGACGAAAATTATAAAGGTAAAGATTATTAATATGAAAAATCAGCTTTGGGTAGAAAAATACAGACCACAAACTGTAAGTGATTATGTTTTTGTAGACGAACATCAGAAAAAGCAAGTTGAGGGTTGGATCAAAAATGAATCAATCCCTCACTTGTTACTAAGTGGTGATCCGGGTACAGGTAAAACTACACTAGCCAAAGTTCTTATTCATGAACTTGGCATTGAAGAATATGATGTAATGGAAATCAATGCATCACGTGAAAATGGTGTTGAAATTGTTCGCACAAAAATCAACAGTTTTTCACAAACAATGCCCTTTGGTAAATTTAAAGTTATTTTATTAGACGAAGCCGATTATACATCAGCAGAGTTTCAGGCTGCATTGCGTAATGATATGGAAGCATACCATGAAACAGTACGCTTTATCTTAACTTGTAACTATCAACACAAGATCATTCCAGCATTGAAGTCACGATGCCATTCATTCCATATTGCTAAAACTGATATGAATGAGTTCACAGCACGTGCCGCAACAGTGTTGGTAACAGAAGGTGTTGAATTTGATTTGGATGTGCTTGACACCTATGTTCGTGTAACTTACCCTGATCTTAGAAAATGCTTGAATCAACTTCAAGTTAATTCTACGTCAGGTGTATTAGTAGCACCTCATAAAGAAGGTCAAAGTGAAGACGAATTGTTATTGACTGCAACTGACTTGTTTAAGGCAGGCAAGATTATTGAAGGTCGTCAACAATTAATGCAATACATTGCATTGTATCCTACACGTATTGAAGATACATACAAGTGGATGTATGATAACTTAGACTTGTGGGGCACTAGTAATGAAAAGCGTGATATGAGTATTGTGATTATTCGCAATGGTCTAGCACAACTTCCGTTAGTAGGCATCCCTGAGATTAGTTTGGCAGCAACATTGGTGGAGTTAACATCATGAGATATATGCTAATTACTTTTTATCGTAAACCCGGTGGGCAAATTGATGAACAAGTTAGCATTAGTAAACGTGTCAAAAATTCGGATTTGAATAGTGTGAATGTGATTATTGACTACGCGGAAAAGAAAATTCTAAAATGCGTGATTGAAGGTAAAGTTCATGATACAGATTTTGATCGTATGAATGACTACTATAAGAAAATTTATCCTAACTTAATTAAGCAACTTGAAAAAGAAGCACCGATTGAAGTGAAAGAAAAACAGAAATAATAAATGGGGCAAAAGCCCCATTTATTTTAAGAATACATATTAAGTACGTGTTCGATAATTTTATGTCTCCTAATATCACGTGTGTCAAATTCGCATGTTTGCATGCCAGGAACTTGATATTGCTCAATTCTACGTTTTAGATCAAGTAGGCCATTGTCAGGGGTTCTGCGGTCTGTTTGTTCCACGTCACCTGTAATAACAATTTTACTACCTTCACCAATTCTAGTCATCAGCATTTTGATCTGACTAGGCGTAGCATTTTGCGCCTCATCTAAAATGACCCAACTGTGTTTAAAGTTACGACCTCGGCAGAATGCTAAGGGTGTAATTTCAATCACCTGTTCATCTAACATATACTCGATTTCCTTTGTCGTGTAATACTCCTTAATAACGTCAAATAATGGTCTGACCCAAGGTTCCATTTTTGAATTCAAGTCACCGGGTAAGAACCCGTGCTTTTCATCATCAACTGCAACAGCAGGTCTTGTCAAGATAATTCTGTCACACTCCCCATTTCGCATTGCTTGCAGAGCAGCCAACATTGCTAGATAGGTTTTTCCAGTCCCCGCAGGTCCAGATACCATAACGATGTCAATTTCAGGGTCGGTTAATGCGATGATATATTTTTCCTGATTTATGCTCTTTGGCACTAGATCGATGGGTTTTCTTTGACGCTTTTGAGGCTGGGTCTGAGTGAAGTCAATTGTTTTAGATTCTTTCATATAAAATACTTGACTGTCATTTTCTTGATATTTTCTCTGTGAATAACGTGTGTCTTTCTGTCTGAGTTCGCTAGTTTTTCGTTTACTCAATGTATTACTCCTATTTGATACACTTCTGTGATGAGAGACAATTTTCTCTCAAAGATATTTAAGACCATGATATACAGTAAACAATGCAGAACATAAGGTCTACATATTAATGATAAATATTATGCTAACCCCGGTATTAATCAATCTTCTTACAATTGTTTCCGTGCCACCTAGAAAAATTACCGGTACCAACGCCATTCTTACCGCAAGTAGGACATGTCCATGGTTTAATAAAATTGTGAGTCTTATTTTCTAATCTTTTTTTATTAACTTTTCTTTGTTGTTCACCACCTAATAAATTATGAGTTCCTGCTTTAATTCGATCTGAAGATAAACTAGTACCATCTGATCTTTTCATTAAATGAAAGGTTCCATTTTTTATTAATTTATGCACTGGGTTTTTATTGCCCGTTAACGGATGTGTTCCGTTCTTTACTCTAGTTTCATTAATAGTAGAACCTAAAAATGGATGAGTACCGTTCTCTACACGCTTTAAGTTATTTTTTCTTGCAAGTTCTGACATTTCATTAGAAGATAATTTCATTGATTCTGCTAGTCTAAGACAAGCATACCAATCTTGTTGTGCATAATGAATATCGTAATGCTCTTGGACAGTTACTGCTTTTAAATTGTTTGGATGATTATTTGAACGATTTCCATCAATATGATGGATATCATATGTTCTTCCGTTATTCTCTTTTGGAATAGGACCTATATGATTTTCATAGATTTTACGGTACTTGTTAGTACCACAATAAATACACATGCTGATTGCTCCTTGAAAGCGTTAGAGTAGTTGGGGATTCCCGTCCCGTGAACTACACTTTTATTTAGTCCAACACTGATAAATAGATATATGACAACAGAAACTTTACCAGCAGACAAATTTTTTAATGACGTTGACTTTGTGAGCATTGTAGACACCATTCGTGGTGTTTATATGAGCGATGGTTCAATGTCCACACTATTAGACTTTGAACGTGTTTTAGACGAAGCAGACATATATGCTTTTAAAAACTGGTTGATCGGCGAACTAGTAGACGGTCCAAAGATTGGTAGATACAATGCAAAATGTATATTCATGTGGCCTTATCAATTAATGCCCGATCCAAGAGCCGCATTAAGATTGCTTAACGTTGGTTGTAAAGTAAAATTTGCTAAAACACGTATTGAAGTTCCCGTTGAAATCAAAGACTATGAAGATTTTGTACAGGGCACACGTTATCCAAAGATGAGTAAAAAACGTGTTTGGATGGTTGAAATTACAATCCCATTTGAGTTAATGGATGATATCAAAGAAGGTAGTATTGACCTTGCAGATCAAACTATTGACTTAGAAGAAATTCAAAATGCATACGATGAAGATTTAGATGCGCCAACAAAAGACGAAAATGAACAAGAAACACAGCAAGATGAAAATCAAATGGCTGATCAAAATTCATCAAGTCCCAATCAACTAGCACAAATGTAAGAGATAAAATATGACTATACTAAATGAAAGCCTTGACTATATGGACTTAGAAGGACAGATGTCTGACAGAGTTACCGTTGATGAATATGCGGCTAAAATGGGTAAGGATAGTGATATTGTTACATTGGCATTTAAAGTATATTCAGAACTAGCCGCAGAAGATTTGGTTACATGGTTCGAGCGTGGATATGAATGGGTATTAGATTCAAGTGTAAGCGATGGTGAATTGCGCCCAGGAGTATATCTAGTGTTCGTTGAAATGGATCGCCGTAGCAGAACACCTGAACGAATCATGACACTTCTTGAAGATTTAGAAACACTTACAGGTTTTAAGTTAAAAGACTGGACTGTAGAAATTGAGGGTGAAGATTATGATGCAGATGAAGAAACTATTCGTAGTCATATGATATTAAACCCCAATGAATACAAAATGGAAAAAGAAAAAGATGAAAAGCTAAACGAGTTCCGCACAATTGCAGGACTACGTACTAAGCCATTGTATGAAAATGACACATACATTAAAAATTTAAAAGCAATTGCAGGACTATAACATGGCTACAATTTTACCAACAACTAAAGCAACAACTGAGACTCCAATCGCAAAAAGTGATGATCACCATGATGCATTGGTAGCAGATTCAACTGTATCACAGTTTCCACAAGGGAGTTCATTCGGCAATGTACCCACACCAACAACCTCATCAACAAGTAGCGCAACAGCATTTGGCTCTGCGC